GATGTGCCACCTAATAAATCAGCCATTGATGTGGCAACAGCTTGCCCAAAGACTTCAAAGTCAGCAGGTAAATCTGTTACCAAATCCGTTGCCGTAGGCATTTGCCACGAAAACGGGGTTGTTGGATTACTCATGTTTTCTCCTTACGCTACGACTAACGCATCAGCCCAATTTAGGCTTCCGCTAATTGTGTTCCATTGTTCTGCAATTGCGACATCTTGCCATTGCATGGCTTGCAATGAAAATGCCAATGGTGAAAGTAAAGCGGTTACTGATACCGAATTGTAGGAGGCACGCCATGACCAGCCTTCAACAAATCCAAGATATGTGCCGGAGGCCATGTTGAGCGGCAAATCCGTAATGCGCAATGGCAACCCCATAAAAATGTTAATCAAGGCATCCCGGTCAGCATCATCAATTTCTGAGTTTGTCAGCTCAAATGTAATTTGATTGAAATTGGCCTGTGGATAGGCTCTAAGAGTCAAATAAAACGCTGCCTGATCCTCAGCATCATTTTGATGCTTGACTGTTGTTGTAATGATTTGAGCAAGCCGGCCATATAAACCAACCGACGTGGCATCGGTATCTGTGACCTCAGAATTAGAATTTGTCCCATATTTTAAAACGATTTCATTCCGTATATCACCAGCTCTAGTTTGCACAAAGAGTGAATTGGCTAGTGCTTGAGCTGCCGAAACATCGGTGTAGCCGTTTGCTGCAAGGTAGCTTGATCTGTGAGTGCTGTCGGCATAAGAAATTTGACCTTGGGCATTTTCGTAAATATAGCCCAATCCCGATGTCGCCAAAGCTGACACTAATGAATAAATATCAATTGTTGATGAAGCTCGATTTGCAAGCTCATAATTTCCGGGTGTGTCAATTTCGCCCAATCCGGTGTTTTGTGCATTTTGCCATTGCTCTGTTGGATCATAGGTTGCCCATGTTAAAGCTGCTGGCACTTCATTCCATGAGTTAATGAGCAAATCGGTCAGAATGGTCAAAATCTGATCCCCATCAAAATCCTGTGACAAAACACCATCGGTCAAAGCTTTTGGCAATCTAGCCAAAGCTCCCACAGCTGTAATTCTGACTGATTGATTAATGCCAACGACACCAGATGCAGCTATGCCAATGCCTAGATCAACGACTGTGCCGCCAAAGATTGGCACAAATGTAGCTGTGGAATCTTGCAATTCAATAGTCACAGAATCATTGATTTCTATGTCAATGTTGGATTGATCTAAATTGATTAGCTCAAGGCTCACATATCCTGCATTTGCTTGCTCGTAAATGTTCGTGCGACCTGATGTGCTTGAAAGATTGGCCAAAACATAATTGGTGTATTGAACACCTGCAATTTTAACGCGCCAAATTGGATTGAAAATTGTCATAAATAAACCAAATTGCTTGCACCATTGGTGCCTCTAAAAGTCGAGTTGTTAAGAGCATTGGCTGTTGCTCGGCTAAAACCTTCCTCATCAATAATTGATGGTGCATTGACATTAATTGTGATAAGTCTTGCTGCGTTTTGTGAGTCTGTAAATCCACCACCTCCAGCTGCGACTAATCGAGCGGCATTTTGTGAATCAGTAAAACCACCAGAAATTGATGTGGCTGCTTTTGCAGCCGATGCTGCTGCTGATGAAATTCCTCCACCCGATGTTGTTGTGCCACCGCCGGCACCGCCGGCACCGCCAGCGCTTGAGGTGACTTTCTTTGTGCTTCCGCTAATTGCACCCGGCGCACCACTTGTGGCAAATGTTGTTTCTCCACCAGTACTTGAATTTGCTAAAGCATTTGCAGCGGCTAAAACACCAGCTGCTAAAGCTACTGCACCAACACCTAGCAATGGGTTTAAAGCAAAAGCAGCTGCCACACCAGCAACAATGGCTGATGCCTTAAGCAAATTATAGGCCTTAATTAAAGTATTGATTAGAGCAATGGTAGCCACAACACCCGCACTAATTTTAGACACAACAAAAACTGTTCCAATGACAGCAGCCACAGCAATCAATTGATCCTTCAAATCAATAACTGTGTCAATTACACCTCGAACTTTTTTGCCCCACTCAATGGCTGTTATCTGTGAAGCGGTCAATCCATCTTTAAGACTATTATCACCAGTCAATCCAGCAACAAATGATTCGATTGCCGGCACGACTGTAACAATTAAGAAATCTGCCAATTCTTTAACTACTGGCAGTAGAGCTGCCCCAATTGCTTCTTTAGACTCATCAACAGCAATTTTTATTTGTCCAAATTTAAATGCAGCCGTGTCTGCTTGATTTTTAATAAACCCATCGAATGTCTTGTTTAGCAATTGTTGAGTTTGATCGAATGTCAATGTTGCTAGTGTTGCCTTATCAATGCCCGTGCCTAATTTACCTAGAGCAGTATTTGAACCTTCATAGGCTTTTCCAAGAGCGTTTGTGACTGTTTCCAAAGGTAGTGATCTGGCGGCTGCAATTTCTTGCGCTAGTGATAACAATTCTTGAGCTTTGGTAACATCTTTAGTTGCCAAAACTAACCTAGACAAAGCCGGGCGCAAAACATCATCAGTTGTATTAGTAGCAATGGACTGTTTTGTAATGTATTTATCTATGCCAGCAATTTGATCAGCTGTTGCGCTAGTCGTGTTGCGTATAGTCTCTTCAAGTTTTTTCTGGCCGACTTCATCCTCAGCAGCTGCTTTAACCGCTGAAATAGCAAATGCACCAATTGCAGCTCCAGCAGCTGCAAATGCTAAAGCTGCCTTTTTGCCAAAAGCTTCAAATTGATCACCAATTGATTGCGTATCTTTGCTGGCTGTGTTGATGCCTTTTGTAAATTCGGCAACATCTGCCAATAAGGAGAGCTTGAGCGTTCTTGATCCTTGAGCGGCCATTTACCACACCTTCACAATCTGTGAAAACGCCTCTGCCCATTGGCTAACAATTTGAGGCTGTTCTGATTTAAGTGTTGGATAAATAAACCAACCTTTTGAGCCGCGACCTTCGCGGCCAGACCAAATTGGGAATTGCCTAAATTTATTTGATCCAAATTCATAACCTCCCCAAAGCTGCTGCGTTGTGCCACCGCCGGAGAATTTTTGTGATGCAAAACCAAATGACATTTCGCCAATCTTGGACGATTTGCTTACCCGTGAGCCTTCGGCAATGCGGCGTGAAGCTGTGTCGCGGCCTTGCGATTTGGAGATGATTTTGCCTTGCAGGTAAGTAGCAAGGCCATTGGACACACTTTTGGCTTTTGTAGCAGCTTCATCGTCCATGCCTTTGAAAGCATAAATAATTGATCGTAATTCGGCTTTGTCAAAAGCAACCGCATCCTCAGCCATTTCGCTTCTCCATAATCTCAATTGCCGTTAATAAATCCTCAGCTGTTTTAAATTCGCTGACAGGTTGGCCACTTGCAATGGCTACCTCCCAAAGAATCCTATTTATGCTTCCGGACTTATAGCTTTTGGGTTTGCATCACCGACAATGATGTCAGCAACAGTCTCGCACCAAATCTCAAATGGCTTGGCTGGCTTGCCGGCCATTTCTCTTTTCATTGCGTGGTATGCAAGAAACAACAGATCAGACACGCCCATTTTGTCTTGAGCTTGTCCAATCGTGTTGCCAGTCTTGTTTTCCCATTTTGCCCATTCTGCTGGATGTGCAATGTATGTCTCAGCATTGCCATCCGTGTATTCGATTGTGATTGGTAGTTTCATGCTCCCGTGTCCTTTTCTATTAAGTGATTGTTAAAATTGGTGTTGTTACGCATGTGAATGCAAGCGAAACAGTTTGTGCATCTGGTGCTGTGCCTCCGGCAGATGGCAGAATTGGCTGGACATCAAACGCAAATGATGCGCCTGAATCTGCGCCAAATATGACAGAAAGGCCAGTATTTGGTGCGTTTGTTGCTGATGTCCATAAAGCTTCGCAAAGTGAATTTGCTGCGCCCCAATCGGCCAACATCTCAACGGCAAATGAGCCTTGAGTGTCGGTTGTAAAGTACGCCTTGCCATCAAGTGTTTGATATGTGTTGATTGTTGAATCAACAGTCAAAGTCGCTGATGTAGCTTGAGCATCAAAATTATCACCATCAATGGTGAAAGTGATGTCTCTGCCCGTGATGATTGTTGTTGGCATGATTTCTCCTTAGTTGGTGTAATAGGTGCTGACTTGTAAATCGGCTGTGAGGTATTTGCCCGCACCGACTTCCAATGGTTGTGGTTGATTCACATTGCCGACTACATAGCCATTTGGCATTGTGCTGATGATGTCAATCATTAGTTGTTCAAGATTGTCCAAAGCTGCTGCATTGTTCATATAAGCAACAACACCTGTGACAGTTAAATTGACTTTGACTTTTGTGGTTGATCCATTAATTAAAACGCTTTCCAGATAAGGTGCATCCGGGATTAAACAGATGCTTGGGCTAGTCATTGCCTCTGGAATGCCGTTATACACATTGGCTGCAATCGTTGAAAGTGCAGTCTGCAATGGTGTGCGAATATCAGCTTCAATGCTCATTGGCACATCGTTTCAACATCAATAAAAGGCCCAAGCAATCCAATAACTCTATTAGTCAAGCTGCGACCAAGCACAAATGGTGACGGCTGAAAATTGTCTGCCATAATTTGATTGCCGGGAGCTGTAATGCTCTGAAAAATCTCAACCGAAACGACCAAAATTGCGTTTTCAATTGGCGGTGTGCTGGCGTAGAGCTGTGCAGCTGATGATCCGCTCAATGTAGCCAATGCGCTTGGAATAAATGGCAATGGGTAAGTGCGATCCGCCGCAGCTGTGGCAGCTGTAAATGTAAATGGCTCAATACGATCATCGGTGACAGTGTAAGTGCCATTGTAGGTTCCGGCCCCGGTAACAATGACAGATTGCCCCGGCACAAAATAATTTGGCCGGATAGTTGTGAAATAAATGACGGCATTATCCACATTGGCAAATGTCACCGATGATTGGTATTGCGTAAGTAAAGGCAAAATCGTTTGCTCGGCTGAATCAATAAATGAATCAAGCTGTGCGTCCGAATATAAAGAAACCGAGACACCCAAAATTTGTCTTAGCTGTGAGGCATTAACTATTGCAGGCATCTCGGTTCCTTTCGTGTCAGTAGCGTTCGGGAGCGACCGCTACCGATAGTGATTTGTTAGTCGGCTCAGGTCTGGTTCCAGCATGCGCCAAATGGAATCTTTGGAGCAATTGCTGCATAGCCGTAGTAAAGAATGTCAATAGTTCCATCGCTTTGAATTGCTGTGCGCAATGTAAAGCGTGGTGACTCATACCATGTCCAAGCATCTGGATTGACAACGACCATTGAGAAATCTCCGGTTGATGTTGTTGGGCCAGCGTTGCCAATGGATCGTGAAACAAAGAGATTAAGACCCGGTGAAACTACACCGCGCAATGAATCGCCTCTCACATTTCCGGCTGCATTTGATGGTTGCGCTGCGTTGTATAGCGGTGCGCCATTATCGTTATAGCCCATAATGTTCGTCCATTGTCCCGGACTTACAACGATGTTGCGAGCAAACCCAAGTGATGAGTTATAGACAGCACCAGCAGCTTGAGATGTGTAAGCCAAGAAACCTGTTGATGAGTTTGCATTGACACCAGTTTGCTGACCTGCACCAGCAATTGTTCCAACAGCAAATTCATCAGTCACTTTTGCATAAGCAAATTCAAGATTCTGCAAAAGAGCTGTTAGGTACTCTGGTCGGCTGCGATCAATTAATTCGACTGTGCTAATCGCACGGCCTTTAAAGGATTGGACAGGTACGCTCAAGAATGTTGCTGATAGTGATGATTCTGTAACAGCTGCATTTTCTGCAACATTTGCCACAGTAGGCACGGCAGTTACGCGAGGAATTTCAAATGTCATTCCTTCGCCAACAAGCGTTTCACGGCTTAGCGCATCAATCATTCCGCGATCGGCGTTGGCCAATGCATTAACAACCTGTGTGCTTTGAGGCGTTGGCACCATTCCTGGAGCTGTGCCAGTCGTATTATCGGCGGCCTTGATGTATTGGCGTGAATCTTCATCATGAAGAATTGTTGCCTTT